CGTTCGGAACATTCGGAATTAATCCTTTTACAGCACTTAACGAGATTATTCCTGCTTTGTTTTCTTCTGCAAAATCTGTTTTTTTGATACAGTTATCCAAGTAAGAACTTTCAAAATTTTTGAATAGATTTATTACTACAAATTGACTTCCGTTGTAAATTAATTCGTATGTTTTGTTTGTATGAATGTCTCCAGCTTCTATTTGTTTCAAAGTTCCGTTTTGTTCTTTTAATAATGTATAATCGACATTATTTAATCTTAGCTTTGTTGTTGCATTTGTATTAGCATTATCTACTGTAATTCTTAATTTCAAGTCATTATTTAATCCAAATTCTGTCAAGCCTTCTAAATTGCAAATGTAATAATCAATATTTAGGTTAGTGTTTTTTATCGCCTGTAAAGTATGAATATTTCCGAGTTGCAATCCATTGTAAATTTCTTCTGTTTCAGGTGTTCCCGGTTCTCTTATATTTCCAAAAGCTGGTGTTATGCTCTTTATTTTTGTATCTCCTCTGTTCGTTTCTTCGATTTTGTAGTGTGTGCCAAATTCCACTTGTTGTGCTTTAAATTTAGTTAGTTTTGCCATCTTTCCTCCTATTTCAAATCAATAATATTTTCTTCTCCCAAATCCAGTTGTCCTAAGCTGTTCCGACCAAATCGTCCAAATCTTGAATACGCAAAGTTACAAACTGGATTTCTATTTACTTCGTTTTTGATTATATTTTGTCCTAAAGTTTTACTTCCAAATCTCATTCCGACTACATAATTATCCAAACATTTGTGCGTATTTACTTTTACTCCACCGCCCACTACATCGTTTAAATCCAGTTCATCTATTAAAGAATAATCAAAATCTCTGTTACTCACGAATTTGACGTCATATAATGCTGGCTCATTATTTGTATTCAAGTTAATTAGCGGTGTTAATCCAGTAAACATTTCTCCAATATTGCTTATTGTTTCCAAATTTGGAATTAACTTATATTTTCTCATCGCCAATTTAATTCTATTTCTGTATCTATCATCAGTTTGTCCGTTTCTAGTAACATTAAATTTTTCTCCTAAATCATCAATAAATTCTCCGTTTGCATAATCTATTAGGTACTGTTTTTCTAATAAATTATAAATTTTATCAATTTCATCAAACAATTTAGCTACAGCTTTATAAAAAGATTGAACATTATCATTTTTTTTAAGCCACCAGGGACATTTAGAAAGTAAATACTCATAATTATTCGACATATTCAGCCACCTCATTAAATCCTAACTTCAAGACCTTAACAAAATTATTTCCTGGATTTTCTTTAAATTTAAAAGTTATATCTATGTTTAACAGCTTGTCAGCAGCATATACTGTTCTTATAAATTCACTTTCACATTTATAAGATGTTATATATTCTCCAACTTTCAAGGATTTTATATACTCTTTTACAATTTCTTTTAAATTTTCTTCAAGAATATTTACGCCTTCAGCTCTCTGAAATTCAATTTTTACTTGTACTTTTTTCTTTTTAGGTCTATAAAATCTGATTTCTCTGTCTATACCTTGATTATCTTTGACAGTTACAACAGTATCTCCGTTCATTTGAATAGCCTGATCCTTTTTTTTCCATATAGCATTCGCTATATCTTCATTACGTCCACCATCAACTATTAATACGATAGATTTTGGTTCTAGTCCTTTGTTGTCAACTTGCATTGTCTTATTTTCATCAGCATAAACAGACTTAACACCTTCCTGTTTTAGAACTTCTGCTCTAATTCCGTCCAAATTCCACTCACTTTCATTACGACTCAAAAACCAGCGTTCGATGTATTCATTGTCACTTTCCTGTTCCTGACCACCTGCTGCAATTTCGTTTTGTTTGAAATCATAAACACCGTTTACAACTTTAACTAATTTAATAATACTTCCTACTTCCTTATTACCTTGTTCTCCTGCTGTATCACAAGTAAATTCAAAAGTAGTTTTATTATTTAATGTTCCGTTTTCAGAAAGTGTATATCTGATTCCATCATTCGCTTCAACAATTACATCTCCAGTCTCAAGAGCTACATTAATCCCTCCTATCAATTCAATTTTAACGGTTGCTTGACTTTCCTGTTTACGTTTAAAGAAAAATGGACTATTTGCCAAATGTTCGTCTATTTCTACGCCTTCACAATTCAGTAAATTCATTTTTTCTGCCTGTATCTGCTGTCTCTCCATTTTTTCTCTTAAAAGCCTTGCAACCGGATACATCAGCATATACCAAGCACTCCGTTTATCGTTAGAAAAGTCGTCTTTTAGCAATGTTTTCAATTCGTTATTCAAGATATTCATATTATCCTGTACTGTATTCACTGTTATTCTTGCCAACCAATCCCAACTCCTTTCATTAATGCCAATTCATTATTGTTAAAGATAAGTCCGATATTTACTTTTAAATGTCTATTTTCGTATTCATAAGTTTCAATATAACATCTGCTTAAATAATCTCTAAAATTAGTCATTATTTTATCTCTGATATGCTCCATAACTTCATTTTCGTTTCCATGTGTGCCAAATAATTTTTCAAAATTTAACCCATATTTTATGTCATATTCAAGTTCTCCCTCGCGAATGTGCAACATCAGTACGATTTGCTGTATAACTTCAAAATATTTTTCTTTCGTTCCAAAAAATTGTATATCTCCCTTTTCAACATACAATTCTCCAGTCGCGTTATTTAATTTTACGTCCATAAATCACTCTCCTACGGATGGTTGTAAGGAATTCCACCCTTACTAACTCCGCTTTCTGTGTCAAGACTTTTTGCTTTAATGTCTCCACTTTCTATATTCCCAGTTTTGATATTACCTTCCATTTTAATATTTCCGTTTATTCCAATAGATGTTGGCTCTGTATCAGGATTAACATCGGTTGGAATATAAAAAGGTAAGGCGATAGCATTTGTAAGATTGTGCCTTTTGTTTGTATTCACCGCCGTACTTTCTTTTGTGATATATCCGCTAGCATCTCTGCTTAAAATTAAAATCGGAACTACGTCACCAGTTTTAAACTTAACTTTTAAATTAAATTCTTTATTTCCTAGTTGACACATTGGAACATGCAAAATAGGAGGCAATTTAACGTCCCTAAATTCTGACATTGGTTCAACATCCATGAATCCATTTCCATATACTTTTGTTATTTTAGCAATCAAAGATGTATCTATTTTCCCAAGCATTGCTTTCACATATTCTTCCATCATTTTCTTCTACCTTTTCCTTTATTTCTTTTTACTTGAGCAACTTTTCCTTTTTTATTTTCTCCTTTTTCGATTTTCTTAATTTCAGCATTATTTTTCTTAACATCAGATTCGTTATTAACAACTCTGACTTTCAAAGTCATTTTAAAATCACTAATATCAGCAATTTCTACAATTTGACATATAGTAGATATTTCGTTACTTATCAATTCAATCAAATCACCTTTTTTTAGATAATAAATTAATAGACACTTCACTTCATAGTCATATTTTATTTCTTCTTTTTTCTCTTTTTTTCCAGACTTTTTAGATTGTTTACTATTCTTTGAATTTTTCGTAGCTTTTTTATTGTCTTTTTTTCCTTTATTTGATTTTGAACTATTATTTTTTGTTTCCTTTGTTTTTCCTTTTATTATTTTTGCCACTTTTTTTACCTCCCTTTGATGAAGATTTTTTGCTTCCTTTCTTAGACTTTTTGCTACCTTTTTTACTTGTTTTTTCTTCCTTTTTCTTTTCAACTTTATAGCTTATTTCTTCAATATTTTGAGGTTTCGGTTCTTCTAGAAGTCCACTTTGATAACTCAATTTAATAACTTTTTCGGTGCTAATTTCATTATGATAAATATAAATAAAGTCATTTTTTGTAGTCATCTGGCTATCACAATCTTTCACAATTTGTCCTATTTCGTAAAGTCCACTGCCTAATATACTTTCACCGATACTGTAAACTTTGTCATTTTTGAGTTCACATTGTTTCACAGTAAAACCACATTTGCTAGCTAAGTCATTAATTATTGTGCTTGCTGTTGTATTCGGAGCATATGCGGCACTTACTAACTTTTTAAAGTCTGCCGGAACTTCTCGGCATTTTAATTTCAAAGTTCTTTTCTCGACTTCTTTTCTAGTAATAATACCGCTAGCAACTTCCCCTATATCTGTGCCATATCCAGCAACGAGCCTTACATCATCTTTTAATTTAATTTTTGCGATAGTGGTATTTGTCAACCCCTTTATTTCAATATTAAACTCATTAGGCTCTTCATCTACTGATTTATAAGTCCATTTTATTTCTACTCCGTTTATTATCTTCGGATCTGTTAAATTATAATCTTTTGGAAAAACAAAATTTAAATCACCATCATCCGTTTCAATCTTAATTTCAGTTCTTTCTAAAAACAATTTATTCAACATCGTCCTCTTCCTCTTCTATATCAAAATATTCTAAAAACACAGTTTCACAAAAATTCTCGAAGGTAATTGGAACTTCTTTTTTATCAAAGCTAAGAGGCACAATGTGACAATTTAGAAAATCGTTGTTAATATTTCCGTTTTCATCTTTTGCCATAAACCATCCAACAGGTCTGCCGTAAACCAATTTTTCATTTTCAAGCAACATTTCCCCGTCTTCATCCATAATATCCAAATAAATGCGATTATTTGTCTTAAAATGCTTTATTCTAAGTAAAAAAATCTCGCTGCCACTTTTAAATGTAAATACATAAGGAATTTTATTTTTATCTATTTCTATTCTCATTTCAAAAACCCCTTGTACTCAATATTACTTGTCTTAGTTCCAGCCACTCCTGTCTTTTGCTCATCTTTTAATGTAGTTGATTCAGCATTTAGAATCTCACCTTTTCTCATCAGATAAGCAAACTCCAGAACTTCAAAATCAATTTCAAATTCTAATGCTGTCTGAGTTTTATAGCTTCTCGAAACTTTAGTTATAATCATATCCTCTATCGTTTCGATCGTGGAAATTGTACAAAGTTTCTTTTTTTGCCATAATTCAACTATCTGTTCATAAATACTTTCAGCATTTTCAGTTCCCAAATTAGTCAATACGACAAAAATACTGTATTTTCTATTACTATGTGAAACATTGCTACTTATTAATGTACTGTCTCTATCTTCAAGCGAATGTGTTTTTACATCGCTACTTCTTTCATCACTCTTAATTTGTACCCATTCAAGCGGAATATCATTAATTTTACATCTCTCTGCTTCTTCAAAAACAGTAAATCCGTAATTTTCTTGAAAAAATTTATTAACTTCATCGGAGTGAGCAAGGGCAATACCATGAATACGTGCACCCCAGCTTCCTAATTCGCTTTTAAAAATCATTCTTTTTCCAAAATTTCTAGCACTTTTATAGGCAATGTTTCCATATTCGTTTTTTCTTATATTTTGTAATGTTGTATTCAAATTACTGAAATCCATTTTAACCTCCCATTGCCAAATATTTTTCTTCAAAGAATCTTCTTAAAATTTCTTCGATTTTTCTTGTTAATTCTTTGTCATTTCCACCTGAATTTTCAACAACTATTGTGGGAGAAAAAATATTTTGTGAACTTCCGCCGTTATTTGATTTGCTGCCAGAACTTGATTTTTTGCCGTCAATCGCTTTTTTAGATAACTTCCCAAACTGGTCCCTCATCATTTTTCTTGTTGCCTCAGCCGTTGAAATTCTAGTACCTTGTGGCAAGTTCATAGTCATCTCTTCATTAGCTAAAAACTGTTGTCCGCTAGGCAATCTAATCATTTCCGCACCTTTTTCAGCAACGGTAACAGGTCCACCTTCCCACGATTTGTCTCCAATATAACGTCCTTTTCCGCCGCCTAAAAATCCAAGCCAAGAAGGAGGCTTCACATTAAACATTCCAGCGATTCTGCTAGCAATACTGCTTACTGTACTTGCCAAACCATTAAAAAATCCTTTAATCGCATTAATTGCTCCCTGTGCAATACTTTTTGCCTTATTAAATGCTTGAGTAAAAAATGTTGCAACTCTATTAACGGCTGCTCCAATCGAATTTATAATTCCAACAACAACTGCCAACACTGCTCCCATAATACTTGCAACTATTCCAATTATTGCTGAAAATACTCCAACTACAGCTCCAACAATCCCAGCAAATACTCCTATGACTATTTGAGCAACTGGAACTATTGCCGCTATCAAAGCAGCACCTATTTGCATAGCTATACCAGCGATTGGCAATAATGCCGTTCCGATTTGAACCGCTAAATTAACAATGACTGCAAATATCTGCATTAAAGGCGCAAGTGCTGGTGTCAACATTGATACAGCTTGCATAGTTTGCTGAAAAGCCATTGCAAGCATATTTCCTATACTTCCAAAGTCAAGACTAGCAAACAATGTCATAACAGCATTACCGATGTCACCAAATATCTGTCCTATTTGCCCAAAATTAATACCACTAATCATTTGTCCGATTACTCCAGCAACTTGTCCAGCTAAACTTATAATCATATTCAGTCCATTAGCTATACCGTTTGTAAGTCCTTCTCCGCCAACTCCGCTAAATGCTTGCGACAATGCAGTTCCTATTTGTTGTATCGGTCCAATTAAAGGACCAAAGTTTAATTTTTTAGAAACATCTAATATTCCGTCAAATGCGCCACCAGCCATATTCGCCATTCCAGCAAATGCTCCTTGTAAATCTTTAGCCATTTTTTGCCCTGCATTAGTTTTTAACAATTCATTTACTTTTGTAAGCATTCCGTCCATAGCTTGTTGCCCTGCATTCTGCGCTTGTTGCCAAACCTTTCCAAATGTTGGCGGCATTTTAGAGTATTGGGCTTCTATTTCATCCGCGCTTCCTAATACAGCTTTTTTAATTACATCAGACGTGATCTTACCTTCAGAACCTAATTTTTTAAGCTGTGCCATAGATACTCCCATTGACTGTGCTATCTTTTGAGCCAATATTGGAGCATTTTCCATTACTGACCTAAACTCATCACCTTGCAGCTTTCCAGAAGTCATTGCCTGATTTAATTGATACATGGCTGACTTTGCTTCTTCTGCTCCAGTTCCTGAAACTTTAAACGCTTTATCTAACGTACTTGTAAACTTAACAGCTTCATCATCATTAAATAGTCCTTTAGTAAGCATTTTTAACTTAGCAATCGAATCTAATTGAGCTCCGTAATCCGCCCCACTACTTTGAGATGCTTTAAATGTTTTTTGTTTCAATCCAGCAACATCATTTGTTACCATTCCAAGTCTTGAATTTCTAAGCGAATTTTCATCGGATGCTTTAGCTATTCCAGCAAAACTTATTCCACCAATTAATCCACTAATAGCTCCACTAATTGCACCCAATTTAGAAAATTTACTTATTAAACTACCCACTTTCTCTTTTATAGAGTTTAATTTATTTTTAAAATTTTCTAAACTTTTTCCACTGAAAGCCTGTTTTATTTTAGGACCTAATTTCTCAAACACTCCTTGCAGCAATCCACCTTTTCTTACGCCAACATTTAATTTGTCAACCCACTTATATAGTTTGCCACTTATTGCATCTCCGATTTTAGGAATTTTGGAAAAACTATTAACAAAATTATATACTTTATCACCAGCCAAAAAATTTGAAAAATGTATTTTCATTCTTGCGATTTTCATGTCCATTCCGTTCATTGCATTTTGCAATTTAGTTATTCCGTCTGTCTTTATTTTGCTTCCTAATTTCGACAGTTTTTCTTCTATTTTTGAAGCGGCTGGTAATAAAGATTGCATTTTTGATTTTAATTTGTTTATTGGGCTATCTTCAGCTTTTACACTCAACAATATTTCTAATTTATTTCCCCCAGCCATTTTATTTCTCCTTTTCTTCAAAATCCATTATCGCCCTGCACCATTGGAAAAACCTAACATTATCCATATCCAAGACAATGTTAGGGTCTTTTATTTCCTTTTTAACAATAAATTCCCATTTCATTTTAATCATAGGGTCGTTGTATTGTTCTTCCGCTATTTCAAGGTCATGTTCAATTTTCTTTTCTTGTTCTCTTTGGGCTTACCCATGTAATCAATAATAGCCACAACTAATTCAAATAATGCTTCTTCATCATATTCAAAAAAGTTGAGTTTTCTAGCTTCGTTCGGTTTTTCTACCATTTTTGGTAACACCGTTGCTGCAAATGCAGGTACATCTTTATCTGTTGAAAATTTTAATAAGGCATTTGTATAAACCTGATAATTTTGTGGCTTAGTTAGTCTAAAATCAAATTCTTTTAAAGTTCCTTCCGCATCCACATATATCTCTTGTTCCTTAATGTTCAGTCTTCCTAAATTATCAATAAAAACATTATTTTCTTGTTCCATTCTCTTTTCTTCTGTTCTTTCATTTTCTTTGTTTGCCATTTTCTAAATCCTCCTAAACTTTTTCTGTATATTTTGCACATTGAACAGTATATTCAATAGTGACGTCTTTAGTATTATTTTTTCTTTCTCCACCTTTTTGAATTGACACACCTTCTCCGATTCCTACAATTTTATTCATTCCTGAATTGTCTATATAAGTTAATGTTCCCAACACACCTTTTGGATTTGCATTACATTTTGTTAAAAATATGTCATCGTCAGATCCTTTGATAGTTGTAATTTTTATTTCTCTTTTTGTAACTCTAGTTTGTATTGTTATAACGTTTCCCTTTATGCCAGGATCACTTAATGTATGTGAGTCCTCTGTTGGATTATTTTCTATCTCAGTAGCTTCCTTAATTAAATATCCAATTCCTACTCCTGGAAAATTTATAATTAAATCTACTTGACTTAAATCAGATGATTTTTCTAAAAAATTATTTCCCATTTTCTACCTCCCTATGCCGTTAATGGTTCGTCGTGCCAAACCAATGTAACTTCAATTTTTTCTATTTCTGTACTGATTGTAAAATCAATTTTTACATTTCTAAGCGTACGATTAATATAATCATCTACAGTCAACCCTGTTTGTGCAGAGGTGTCCTCAATGCTTGGAACTGCAACCTTAAACAAGTATTCACCACTATTATTTTTAGCAATAGCACCTTGTTTCCCCATTGCTAACATTACTCTATTTAATAATGCTTCAACTTTCGGAATACCTTCACCGTCCATTGTTGTATTTTTTTCTTCAATTAGCATTCTAGACAAATTAGTTTCAATGTTATGTACAATTGCGTCTATCTTAATCGTTTGGTCTGCATGTCTAACACCATCAGCACACCAAGAGCCACTTGTTACAGCATTGTATCCAACAAAGTTTCTAGTGTAATTGATATTACCTTCTTCGTTATCACTTTCTTCTGTCAAAGTTTTAGCTGACGGATCTACTCCTAATATTCTTCTGTCACTCCAACGTCCATTAATTCCTTGAGCAAATGTGTAAGCTGGCAATCCAAATATATCCAAGTTTCCGCCTTCAGCTTTTCCTGCCATAAAATATATTCTTACACTTTCTTTTAAATTATTATTTTCTGCCGTTGAGTTAGCCACAACTGCAAATTTAACATTTCTAGTCAGCCATTTGGCTAATGTCTTTGTAAATTCCTCGTCATAGAAATCGACTACAACTCCATAAAAATCTCCAGTTGGCAAACTATCTAAAAATTCTTCGTTTGGCGTTGCTTTACTTGTGCAATACCAAACATCTGGCTGGATTACATTTCCGTCACTATCCTCTTGTGACAAAAACGTTTCCACACCTTTATACATTTTAGAATTAGCTCCAAAATCTGTTTTAACATCATCCAACCTTGTATATTTTTTATAAGCCTTATCTGCCTCTTTAGTTATAAATAAGACTTTTCCAAAATCGCCTAACAATAAAGGCTTTGTTGGTCTTATTACCGTTACTTTTATTTTCTTAGCCATTCTCTACCTCCGTTTTTACTTCTACATCTTTTATTAATTGTCTTGTTCTCTCACTTGTTTCTCGCCAATTTATTTCCACATCAAAACTGAATCTGTAAATATATTGACTGCCTTCAAGGAAAGTTAAATCTTTTATTTCTATTTCGTCATCGCTTAATCCAAATCCGTTCCTAACCAGGTCGTGTTTTTTCTTAAATACTATAACTTCTAGCAATTCACTAGCCATTTCTTCTGCCCTTGCCTGTGTTGGAGCATAAAAATCAAATTGTAAATAAGCGATAACTAATCTCAAAGCCTTTTCCTTAATCTGCGTATCTGTTGTCTCAACAGTTCTATATGCACTGTATGCTGACTTGTTAAGACTTATCGTATGCATTACAGCACATTCCTTTGGCTTTTTTGCCACATAATCATCACGAATAATCTGAAAGTCTACAAAACTAGCTAATAATTTTCTTAATTTCTCATTTTTCATTCCTGCACCCTTTCAATATAATAAATTCTTAACTGGTCGTGTTTCATATAATTTTTCGCTGTTGTTACAATATAGTTGTTTCCCTCAAATTCAATCGTATTTTTTAAGTCAACATCAATATAGCAATATATCTTTTTAGTATCTAAAGTCACTTGTATCCCTTGATCCGTAAGCATACTTATGTCTTGTCTATTAAGATTAAATACTGCTCCTTCAAATTCCTTGCTTTCATCAATTTCTACCAGTTCCGAATTAATCCATTCGCTAGTTTTCTTTGATATTCTGCATTTGCTGAAAAATCTTTTCGGAATAAATGTTTTATGTGCCATTTTATGCCCCCACGATTTCGTAATCTATTGAATGAAATAAAGAATGTGTATCAATAAGCGGTGTGCTTTGTCCCTTAGCCTTTACAGTTTTGGGGTCGTTTGCTGCAAAATTACCACTCATTATTGTTTTCTTTATTTTCTGAACTACAAAAGTTCCTAAATTTTCATAAGCCTGTTGTCCTGTCATTCCGCCTTGAATAACTTGTTCAACTTGCCTTTTCATGTATTCCTTTATTTCATTTTGTGCATTTGCAGTGCCTACCGACAATCTAAAAAAAGGTCTAGCTGGCATTTTACTTGTTCCGTATTCGTTGAATATTGCATACTCTTGAACATCCGTATTACTTTTCAAACTTCCACCACTCCAAAGCACTCCAACTTTAACAGCATGAGAACTCAAATATTTCAGTTCCTTATCAAGTTTTTCCAGTCCTTCTAATTCATATACAATTTCAGCCATATATCCGCCTCACGATACTTTCAATTTTTTCTCTTTTGTTACTTGCAAAATCCACGAATGAATAAGAAATATCGTCAATCTTATAAGTTTTATACTTGCCAGCCTCTTCATCCATACTGTTTATAAAATCATTCATAAGCATAGATATTTCATATTTCAGCCAGTCTGGCAGTTCATCATATCCAGCTTTATAAGTTACTTCAATTTCTTTTTCTTTTGTATTGCAAGGACAATTACTAAAATTAACAAACTCAATATAATTCCCACGACTTTTATATTCATCATCAGAATTAATACTTACAATTTCAACAACTGGACGTTTATTTAAGTAAATCCGCTTATTATAATCATAATCCTCTGTGAGTGTTTCAACTTCTAATTTATATCCAGTTATATTTTCAATCTGACTAATTGCAACACCAAGCAAGGTTTCAACCCTAGCTTTTTCGTCATCAGCTAAGGTTGTACCTGTTATTTTTTCGTAGTCATTTACTGTTATCAGCATTTAAACCACCTCTATTTTACTTTTAAAACTGAGAATGCTTTTGGTCTTAATACTTTTCCACCAATTCTTATTCTTGTGTAATATTCTGTAATTCTTTCATTTGGTTTTCTATCCAACTCTTGTTCAAAGTCTTTCTTCATATAGTAAGCGTAACCCTTTCCAAAATCGCAGAATACAGCTGGATATTTGCCTGTGTCAATACCTTCCAAAAATTCTTCAACATACACAGGGTATCCGTTAAATCTCATTGTTGCACCTTCAAGGATATTTGCCCACAAGTATCTACCATCTGCATCTTTCCACAATTTCATTTCTTCGTATAATGCTGGCGAAACATAGTAAGCTGAACCACTTCTGTAGCTTGATTTCATTCCTGTTTCGAGTTTAATTAAATCATCAGCAGTTACTTTTTTAACAGCTCCTGAAGTAATTGCTCCAGCTGTTACATTAGTATTTGTTAAAAAACCTTCAATAAATTGTTCAGTTGTTTCATTATAAGCTCCTGATACTGTCAAAGCTGATAACGTTTGTCCAAATTCTTCTGAAATCGCCTCTTTAACTTCCCCTATCATATCAAAAGCACTATCTTGTACTAATTCATCTGTAATTGGGTATCTTACTTGTCTATATCCCGCTCTTAACTCAATTTTTGTATATCCTAATGTTCCGTCTTGAGTATTCCCTGCACCTTCTTTTACGATTTGGTTAGCACCTGTGATTTCATTTCTTACCGGGATTCTTATAATGTCAGCGTTTCCTGTGTAGAATTTACCTTTTAATAAGAAATTAGACATCTCTTTTGTTTCTTTTAAAATTTCGTGTGACAAGATTGTCGGTATCAATACAGTTGCTTGCCCAGTTGTAATAGCGGATTTTCTCAAACCTTCAATATTTTTATCTCCCGTTCTTAAATATTTTTCAAAAGAATCTCTCGCTTTTTTCTCTTCAGTTTCAAGATTTGCCACACCTTTTTTCATAACTTCATCTAATGCTTTACCCATATTTTCAAGCTCTTCATTAGCCTTGTTGATTTTGTCTTCCAGCTCTCCATTCTTTTTCAATGCTGCTGCTAAATCTTCATTTGCTTTTTTTATATCCTCTGTATTTTGTTTCATTCCTTTTTCCAAATCTTCAACATTTTTTGGCATATTATCATCTCCTTTATTTTTATTTATATTATTATCGCCTTTTACTGCTTGCACAGTTGCTCCAGGTACTGCACCTTTTAACACAATGCTACCTTCCACAACCTCAAACTCTTTAATAAACCTTACATCCACACCTCCTTTATCTGTATTGAATTTTCCAAACTCACGGCTTTTGATAAGTCCGCCTACAGACATTTGATAATTCGCACCTTTTTTCATCATTGAATATACTTTTTGAGCTTCTTTGTTAAGTGCATTTCCATTATCATCTGTGGATAAATCTAATTGTCCTATAAATTTAAGATTTCCTTGTTCATCTTGATGTAATTTCATTACTCCTAGTTCTCGTTCCCAATTGTGCATATGCAACAAGAAATAAGTTTTATCCTTATCTACTTTATCTAACGATTCCTTAGTAAATACATCGCTATAAGCATCTAAAACGCTATGTGTTACCAACTGTCCTTCGATTATCCCTTTTTCTGTTTCATTTTCCTGTTTTAAAGTTAAACCAACAGACATACTTTTTTCTAATTTTTCTGGCATTTTTACCTCCCTATATCAATTCACAATGGCAATTAATTATTTCACTCGCTGGTGCTCCCAACTGATGTGGATGTTTAAGTCCGCAACTAAAAGTTTCGTTCGCTGGGATAGTTTCCTTATCACATTTCAAATGAGTCTCCCTGTCAGTTTTTCCACCACCAACGTGCCACCAAGTCTTTTCCAGTCCTGCCTGCTCCAATCCATTGTGATATGTTGTTGTTGCAGTAGTAGCTGTTTCAGTTCTCGCAATAATCATTGCCCTTTTCTTTTCCATACCTTTAACTTTTTGAGTTATTTCTTTTGCAATATCCCTTATGTTTGTTCCGCTTTCCTGTCCACGAACTATGATTTTATTTAAAATATCTTTCGTAGTTTTAGTTATGTTTGTTACCTTTTCAGCAATTACCTTTTTACTCAACGCTTTCAATGTTTTATTCTTTACAGCTGGGATTAATTTTTCATCAATGCCACGATGTGTAATAAGAAAATTAGATGTTTCACTTACTGTTTCGAGTATTCCTTTTTTTAATTCGTTGAATAATTGACTGCTAAATGTTTCCCAAGCGAACTCGCTCAAAAACATCTGCTCGTTTACATCAATTTCTCCACGCAATTGTTTAAAAACAAGTCTCAATCTATTAAATTGTTTTAATATTAACCTATTTCTCATTTTCAATTGCCTTTTTGCCAGTATTTTTTTTTGCGAGTTAGTCAACTTAACTTTCTTCGTTTTCTGTTTCTTCTTTGCCATCGTCTTCCTCCTCAAATGGTTTTACGTCTTCGTATATTTCTTTGAGTGGTGTCATTGATGTACTTATCAAAATATCGTCTCCATTCTCAACTGGCGGATATTCAAGCTCTGCTCTCTTCTCGTTTATCGTTAAATAACTAAGATTATTAAGCATTGCCATTTTCTCTTTTCTGTCCTCTTTCAATACTCCGATTGTACTTGTGTCGAAATCAATGTATTCATTACTTTCCAACTTATCCTTCATAATGTTATTAAGATATTCAGCTATCTGTTCAACAAGTGGCAATATATTCTCTGTATACAAATCTTTTTTAGCTTCTTTATAATTACTGAATTTACTGTTTGTCCTATCCCCAATTAAGATACTAGGCACGTTCATTACTGCCGCAGTAGTGTTCCTTATTTCGTCCATTGCATTAAGAAAATCGAAGTCTTGAGGTGAAAAGTCCGCTTCTTTTATTTCAGCCCCTTCTCCGTCCAAGATAAGTGCTTTCCCAACATTTCTAGCACCACTATTCTGTTGAATTTCGTCTTTAATTTCCTTTTTCTTAAAAGCGTTTAAGAACTTCTTAACAATAATGATAAGATTCCTCTTACCGCCATTTTTCAATATGCTGTTATTCCATTGCATTATGTAGCACCAGTAATTATGCAAAGCTGTTAATGATTGTACTTTACTTATTCCATATCCTGCTCCAGCGATATTATCATAAATATTCACTCCTTTGATGTAATAAAACATCTTTAAATCTTCACCCTTGTATTCCTTGTTGTTAATTCTTATTGATTTGATACCATTCAACACATTCTGATTATCGTATTCAATATGATAAGAACCTTTTTTA